TCCATAAGGTTATTGACATGAAAGCATTAACGAAGTATGTGTTTACGAACATAGATGCGTATTTGAACCGTAATACTTCGAAAAGTATTTACGTTTAGCCACTTTAAAAGGGACTGCGACAAGACTAGCAAGCGAAGCTCGCAATTCCAGATCTTGACATCGACTTAGTTTATGTCGAAAAGAATCATAATATTCTTCACCATGAAGCAAAGCTTCACACATACACTGTTCAGCCAGGTTTTTCCAGATTTCATGTTCTGAATTTGAGATCTGAGTCCACACAAAAGGGGACTCAATTGATCTCTGTAATAATGGGGCGATTACCAAACCCTCCCACATTACTATTCCTCTCTTGAGAAATTGAGCTTGTTCTAACGGGCAAAATTTTCGTTCAATGCCATCTTTAGCTCCTGGGGTTATAATATGCCCAATTGATGTCATCACTTCCTTTGAAGTAAAGTAATTGTACATCTCAGCATATTCATCTGAGACAGACTCGATCTTATCATCACCAAAAGTGATGGTTGAGACATTATCTCTGAAGTCGGCAAGATTTTGATTGCCTGTGACCTTTACCCATGTGTAAAACGATAATATGTCATTAGCAATGCAGTTAACAACAGTTGTGAGATATTCACCACTTTTATTTCCACGCATTGTTTCGTAAACAGTATCGTAGTCTACAACATAAGTGCAGATCGATTCTTCTGCAAGAACCCCACGAGCTACGTCCCATTCATCAGGAGCGTTCCTTTGAATCACTTGTCTTATGATATTAAAGACAGAGCGCATCAATTCACCATGAAGATGTTTATCATAGTTTGAAAAATCCATGTCAAAGACATTAGGATGCGCATTCAAGTGATCATAGATCGCTCTCCATTGGTTAGAATGCGGATTCACTCCGATAGCATGATTTAAGCCAATAAACGCTTTCGAATAAGCTTCTTTGAAGTCGCCAAATAAGGCGGCATCGCAAATAACTTTATCGACTGGTATACAATGGAAAACACGAGTTTTTCCTTGCTCCACTGCAGAGATTTTAATCTGCGCGTCTTTAAGCTTTGAATTGCTAAACGAAATTATTCGCTTACCAGCTTTTGCGGCTTCGAGTTTTTGGATAACTCGTTTTAACAGTCTAATACCGTTTTCATCATCCCGAAACGAAATAATTCCGTCATCATTTTGAAGAAAATCGCTCTTCTTTGTACAACCAGGAAGTTCGTTCCAAGGTAACCCGCAAGCTTTGTCAAGCTCCATTCCAGTGCAAAACTGGTTTTCACGGCCACCATTGAGTCCTCGCTCAATTATATCTTCCAGAGCTAAGGGTAACACAGTAATGTGCCCGATCTTAGCTGACATCTCATCTATAATCTGCTGTTCAGCTAGAAGTAGAGTTTCAATGTCAATGGAAGGTAATGTTTTACACATTACTCCATTGGGAGTCAGTAATAGAGATTTTTCTCCTAATTGATTTACTGGAAGATCAATTTTGATCCGAGGATCATAAGCATCTAAAGGACCTGGTTGAAGTTGTTCTTCAAATTCTTCCGAAAAAGGAGAATAGGACCAATGAGCCAGTGATTTAATTCCGGCTGGACGCGTTGAGAATTTATACTTTCCAAGGAAAGTAACTTCCGACCCACTAGGTAGATCGGTCGGAGAACCTTTGACAATCAAAGTTGAAAAGCGATCATCATTATCTCCGTGTTGCTTGAATTCAAGCAAATCTTCTTTCTTAAGGATCGAAGCATACCAATGACTTGGTGTTCCACCAGAATGGAAACCTAAAAGTTTGGTTTGATGGCGATCATGGAAGGACATTACTATACCCCCACAATCTCCCGGTTTTGCAAGACCGACGCTAAGGTTTAATTGAGAGACCTCTACATAATCTCGCAGTTCCGAT